AAATGCTCCCAAAGCAGCCAAAACTAAACTATACACAGCAAATTGTAATTCGCTATTCATAGTTCATCTCCACTTGGCGCAGAAGGTTGTGAGTTTTCTCTAGGTAGTTCACCAACACCCTCAGAACCACTACCGCCTTTTCTCATGTCACCGTTTTTAGCAGCAGGTAAACTTAAACCTTCTAATGCTTGATTTAGTGTTAAAATACCATTCGTGTAACCTAACACCATTCTTTGCATTACGTTTAGTGGTGTTTCACTATCCATAGTGTCAAAGGTGATTGTAGGCAAATCTTTCATCTTATGGTCTATACCCATAAGTGTTAGATGCTCAGAGAATATTTTCATGGTACTGTCTTGTAAGATTCTATGCATACGTGAAATTGCTTGAACAGCCCACAGGTTAGCATTGAATGTCGCTGCGAATGTTGAACCCTTTTCTTGACCTGCTGCTACTCTAGGAACTTGTAGTACAGCAGCAATATCAGCATTTACACTATCTAAGAAATCACTTGAGTTAGGTAGAGCGTTACCCAAATCAACATGGTGCAATTCGACGTAATGAGGCAACACAGGTATTTGGTCGCCTCGTAATCCTTGGAACAAAGTGATAACTTCATCCATAATGTAAAGTAATCTTTCTTGTTGTTCGGCAGGGTCTTGTATGTGTTCGATAGCAGACTTGTCAATAGTTATGTATTGTTTTGTCATAGCATCTTCCAATGAGATACGGTTGTTCATTGTGTTGTATTTCATTCGTATTGCCTGTTTCAAAGATGTAAATCTTGACGCACCCCATACACCATATGTTTTTCTGCCTTTGTTGTCAGTAAACCAGTTACTTCTGTAATCTACTCTAACGTGAAGTATCTCACGTTTTGGTATAGCGACTTCATACATAGTACCTTCTCTAACCATATATGTGTCAGCAGTCATAATCGGGTTATCTTCATCTGCTACGAAGTAAGAACCTATACCGCCTCTTTCGTCAACGATAGTGATTTGTTTGATTGGTAGGTTTTGTAAGTTAGTTATACCTACACCTTCTTTACCGACTAATTTATTTATGTCATTTCCGTACACCATTAGGTTACGCATCTTGTTAATCAGTATGTCATCTAAGTCTAGAGTTTCTTCAACTAGTTCTTGTATGGCATTTCTGATTGTAGCGTTTTTACCTTTGTCGTAATTTATACTGTAATTGTTGGCTGTTAGAGATACAGCACGTACAGCCCCGTTTAGTTCGGGGTCTAATTTAATCATGTGGTCGTAAAGGTCAAACTCATTGTCGAACTTACTGTCCTGTCTCAACCTTTCGGTGTCTCTAACTATATCGGGAATACCCGCTACCGCAGAGAACTTTTGATTGCTTCCTACTCTTTTTACTGATTTTTCTACCCCTTTAACTTGTCTTGACCTAAAAGGGTTCCAAGAACTACGTTCCGCCATGTATTTTGCATTTTTTGAGCGTATAATAAACTTTTTCCTTAATTTTTTCTATTTTTTGTGTTTTTTACAAAAAAAATAAAAAGCACTACTGCGCCACATTTTGTTAATTCTTTTTTTTCTTCAAAGGTATAGAAAAATTACTTCGTAATTATAATAGTAAGTAGTGTTAGAATAAGCGGCATAATACATTTCGCCCCTTTGAACAAATAAATTAATTAAAAAAATCGTTGTACTGCAAGCCATTTATTTTTTCTGAAAGAATTGTAAAATCTAAAATAAAAAAGGTTTAAGAACCCCCTGCCTACCGTACTCTTTATATGGGAAAGTATCATGGTGGTATTGACTTAATAGAAAAATATGCTTCTAATGGATTTAGTAGTGCAGCAGAGTTTGCAAGATTTTTGCATAGTATAGAGCCAAAAAGAAGTATTGACGCATGGCGATTCGCCATTAAGAGTTGGGGTGGAGATTTCCAACCTAATGCAGAAGAATACAGTAATCCGTTAGATGCACCCATAGAGAGAGTAAAAACTCACTATGATGCTTCTAGTGACGTTTACCTTACATATCTAGATAGTATGGGTACAATGATTTCTGTAAACGGTGAAACACATAGAAAAATGAAAAGGGCTTACAGCGACATGACTGGTGGCTACACAATAAGCGATATGTCTAGAGAGTTTCATATACCTGAACTATGGTTAGGTGAATATATTAGGTCACATAAATGGAAACACAGTATGTTGCCTTTTACTGATGAAGAAGTGGTTACAAAAGACAAAAACGATTTACTTACTGAATTAGTGTTCCAAGAAAAACAAAAACTATTAGTAGACATAGATAAAGCAAAATGGGATAACATAGAAAAAGATGCTTTGAAATACAGAGAACTACGGGCTACACTCTTAGATGAGTTTGTTTCTAACATAAACAAAATATCAGTAGCGAAAAACCCTAAAAAAATCAAAATGGCTAAAGGCAACCCATATGCAGTAGTTATATCTCCAACAGACTTACATTACGGTAAAGGTGGTTGGGTTGATGAAGTAGGTGTGCATTTTGACATGGAAGAGGCTAGGGCTAGACTTCTTGATAGAACTCAGAATCTTATTGATAGATTACCTAGTGAACCCGAAAAAATCATACTAGCAACTGGTAGTGACTGGTTTCACATTGATAACGATGGCGGAACTACTACTGCGGGTACAGCACAAGATATGTCCGGTACACCTGCACAAATACTAATGAATGGTTGCGAACTAGCAAAAGAGCATATTGAAATGCTAAGAAAGGTTGCGCCAGTTGAAATAGTATTTATGTCCGGTAATCACGACAGATTTGCTGCATTAGCATTGGCTTTGTACTTAGAAGCGGCATATCAGAACGTAGATGACGTAGATGTTCTTGTAAGTCCTAAGTCTAGACAATATGTAAGTTGGGGTAACAACTTACTAGGCTTTACTCATGGTGATTTTGTCAAAAGTTTAGATTTACCTTTGATTATGGCTAACGAAGAAAGAAACCTGTGGGGCAAGTGTTCTAACAGGATGTGGTTTCACGGACATAAACATTACACACATATGATGGAAAAAGGCGGTTGCTTCGTAATACAGTTACCTAGTCTAGCAGGTCACGATAGATGGCATTACAGAAAAGGGTTCGTTACAGAACGTGCAGGTCTTTTTGCACATCTAGTAGACAAACAAGATGGCATCATAGGTACACTATATGCTCCGGTGATGAAACATGGTTAAGTGGGAATCTGTTAAATGTACTAAATGTGGGTGGGCTTCTACCCGTATGTTAAGAAGTAAAGTTCTAGAAAGGATATGTCCTTATTGTTATGAAAAGGGGTTAGTTCCAAAATGAGTTTTAGTACCGAGTTATCTTTAGAACGTAGTAGAGACGACGTTGGTTATTTCTACCGTTGGTTAGGATATACTTGGGGTGAACACATTGGTGAATGGTTAGATTTGTATGGTAACAGAAAAGGCTCGTTTGTTCACAAGGTATGTGTAGTTGCACCTAGAGGTCATTCCAAAAGTACAACCGTTGGTGTAAAGTTATTACATATGGCACTTTTTGACAGATTCAACAATGCACCTATAAATGCATGGCTGTTTTCCGCCAGTAGAGACACGGCAATTAGACGTTTAGCGGAAATTAGAAGTGATTTAACTAAACACCCACAATTGAGTAAATACTTAGATAATACTAAAGGTGGTAAAACAGAACTGTATCTTACCAATGGTGCGGTAATTAGATGTACTTCTGTTGGAAGTGCTATTAGAGGCGACCATCCGGGCGTTGTAGTTCTAGATGATATTCTTTTAGACGCTAAAAAAGATTTGAACTTAGCGCAACTTCGCAACTGGCTGCGTAAAGTAGTTATGCCTATGTTAGACCCTAAATCCAGTTTGTTCTGCGTAGGTACTCCAATGTCTATGAATGACATATATCATACTGAAATGTTAGGCAACGAAGATTGGAAAACAGGAGTGTGGTCATCTATACCTAACTGGGATGAATGGAGGGCAGACCCCGAAAATGTAAAACCTGTTGCTTTGTGGGAAGAACTGCGACCAATAGAGTATTTGTTAGAACAAAAGAATGCAATAGGTGATTTAGAGTTTGCACAGGAGTATTTGTGTAAAGTTGTTGACGATGAGTCGGCAGTATATCCTAGAGACTTGATTAGAAAAAACTTACAGATAAACACCGTACTAGAACCGGACAAAAGGGATGACTCTAGATATGTGATAGGTTTTGACCCTTCACACGGTTTAGGTCAAGATTACAGCGTTATGGTTGTACTGAGACAGGATGCAGAAGGTTTCATCCACTTTGTAAATATGTGGAGACGTAATGACTTCCCACCGGACAAACAAGCAGATATGCTTATAGAAATGACAAAGCGTTATGGCAACTGTGCGGTTGCTGCCGAAGATGTAGGTTTCCAACAAATGTATGAAAGTCTATTGGCGCAGAAGGGTGCAGTTATAGATTATAAAGCAAGCAAGGTAAGTAACAAGACTTTGAAGCAAGGTTTACTAAATCGACTTAGAGTTTGGTTTGAAAGAGAGTTAATCATATTCCCAT